AATACTTCTAAACCTTCATCTGTTTTAAAGAACTGTGCCATAGCTGAGTATGGATGCTCATCAAAAGGTACTGTCATTAATTTCTTACCATTTGCAGACCATTTAAATGTTTTTTGATCTGAAGCTAATTCAATTATACCTGCCTCTGTTGCTTTAATAGCAAAGTTTCTTAAATGAACATTTTCATCTTTAGCTAAATTTAAAAACAAACCTGCGTTATCTTTAGCAAATATAAGTAAATCTCTTTTAATCTCCTTAGAACTCATCTCTGATACCTTAGATCCCATTTCAACTCTTAGTATTGCTTCTGCTTCGTCTACTTCTAGATTTCTAGCCATGTTTAATGCATCTATTTCTAGTTCTAAATCTACTAATTCATCTTTAGCATCTTCAACAACATTAAGTTCTGCATATTTCATGTTTCTTAATGGGTGATATAATGATAATATTTTTTGTAAAGCTTGGTCGTTTTTTTTGACTGTTAAGTTACCATCTTTAAATATTATATGACCTAGTGTTGCTTCACCTTGTTGTTCATCTTTAAATGGTGAGTTTTGATTTGTAGCATATCTAATTTCTCTTTGCTCATTTCTTTCTTGATCAAACCACAATAAAGCATGTCTTGTTGTGTGTCTTGATGGTATTTTTAATGTTAAAGGTTGATTAACACCTTTTACTAAATATGTTCTATCTTTTATTTCCCAACCTTCTGATTGAGATGTTTTTTTTGTTTTCATAATATGATATAATTAAATAATTTAAAAAAGTAAAGTAAGGGTGCCAAAAGACACCCCTATCTCTACATGAATATTAAACTCCTTGGAATAAAACGAAGTTGTTAGCAGCTTGTGTAACTAAACATCTTTCAGATAGGAAATTTACTTCCATAGCATCAAGATTTGAAGTGTACGCACCACCAGCAGAACCAGTTAACCAAGATTTCATACGTCTGTCTTCTGTTTGAGAAGCTCTATATCTAACGTGTAAAAATGGTCGTCTGATGTTTGTTCCTAGAATTTGGTCATAAACTGTTGAAGTTCCAGCAGGTACTAAAACACCTTCAATAGAAGATGGTCCAGCTTGTGCACCACGCGTAGAAGCATCATTTAAATATTTCCAATCAGTCTTATAAAAATCATAAGAACCTCTACGGAAACCACTGAATCCTAGATTCAATGCCATTTCTTCAGAGTTTTCAAATAATCCATAAGCAGTACCTCCTGATGTTCCAATAGATACTTGCGAAAGCATATTATCAAATTCTAAAGAAGTTGATCTATTTAAGAAAAGCATGTTTTCTTCTATAGCTCCTTGAGTATCTAAGTTCTTAAGTATTTCATCAAAGTCATCAATACCAGCAGCGCCAGCAAATCCAATTTCAACGTTTCCTCTTGCTTGTATTGCAGCAAATAAACCTTGAGTACCTCCAAGACCAGCGGCTAAACCAGCAACACCAGAACCAGCTACAGTTTGTTCACCTTCAACACATACCATTTCAAGATAGTCTTCAAAACGTAATCTTGTTTCAGATTCAGCTTTTAAATACCATAAGTATCCAGTTGTTCCATCTTCTGTAGCAACTTCAACCCAACCTATTTGTGCCATGTCAGATCCGTTTATTGTATAAACATTTCTTATAATGATAGGAGAGTTAGAGAATTGAGTAAAAGTAGGAGTAATAGTTACTTGTGGCTGTAAAGCATTGTTGTTTGCTAAAGCACCAGCACCTGCGTTTGCAGTAGCAGCACCTTTAACAAATTCTGAACCATATACAAATATCTTAACAGTTGCGCCCATTGTAGCTGCTGGAAGACCTGCAGTTAAATAAGGTTGTACTACTAAAACACCTGTACCAGTGTTACTTGCAGATACATAACATTTTGCTTCGTTACCTGCATTATCCATTACTACTATAGTTTGACCTGGGCTAATTACGTTAGCAACAGCAGGTACAACACCAGCAGCAGTAACAGGTATTGTGATTGTTGGATTTCCAGCACCTTGATTATTTACACAGTTAGTGTAAGCAACGTGAAGTCTGTTTTGTTCTGACCAAATTACTTGATCGGATGTCATAGGCATTTCTGCCCCTACCATACGTAAGAATCCTGATAACGTTCTGTTTCCATAACGCTCTACTTCTTGTTCGTATAACTCAGGTAGATATTGTTGTGCAAAGTTTCCTCCTGCAGCACCATCAAATGCTAAATATGCGTTAGCCAGCAGTTGTTGTGTTTGAGATGGAACTATTGAACCAAATTGTGGTATTAAACTCATTTTTATAGTTTTTAGTTAAATTTCTTTTTTCTTATTTTTAATTGTGAAGAATCAAGTTCACTAATTGCTTTAACTTTAAAACCATTTTTAAATACATCTCCCGAGGCCACAGGCCTTGGTTCTATATTTATATTTTTTGATCTAGCTAACTGAGTTTTTATTGCATCAGTTTTGCCTTGTTCATAAAAATGATTTGCAATTGTGTCGGCATTTTGTGCCGCATATAAAGCTTTATGATAACCTTTATGATCACTTATCTCACCGTTTTTATCTAGGTACTTCCCGATAAAGTTTGATATATCACTTTGTTTATCAGCAATGTTGGAAGGATCTTTGATACCATATCTAAATTTTTGTTCTCCTAATTTAAAATCAAAACCTTTGAAATCATTAGTAAGAACCTCTTTAGTCTTAGTTATAAACCTTTCATGTTTAACTTTAGCTGCGTTTTGTTCTTCATTGTAGCGGTTGAAAAAGTCAGTGGCTTTTTGTTGTTCTTGGGTAACGCCGGGTCTCAACTTGATTTCGTCGTAATATTTACCTTTCAAATCTTCCAAATAGTTTTTGGCTTTTGCAACTTCTTCTTTATATGCAAGTTTTTTCTTTCGAATATCTCTTGCTTCATCTAGCTCTGTATCAAAACTAAAAGAATCTTCAATAACAAATGATCGTTCTTCAGAGTTTAGATGTGGCCTAGCTGATTTATAGTATTCATGTAATAATGCATCATCATTTATATTTGTATAATCAGCATTTAAACGACTGTAGTCTTCAATACTACCACCCGTTTCTTCCATAAATTTAATTAGTTTGTCTATATTTTCAGGTAACTTTTGTGTTTTTGTTTCCTGTAATATTTCTTTTTGTTCTGGTGAGGAAGTGGTAGCTTCATTGCTTCCTGCCACTCCGCTCTTGTCAGTGTCATTTTCTTCATCAGTTATTAATTGTAATGGTGATTCTATTTTTTCTTCGGTGGTCCGTACATCTTCAACCACTTCTTTGCCGTCGCTACTGTTTTCTTGCTTTTCGATAATAACATTGCTATCATCTGTCTTTTGTGTTTGAACGGCATCTTTTTCTTCTTTTTTAATTTCATCTTGAGCTTTACTTAAATCTAATTTTGTAATTTTAGTAGTAGCTTTAGTACCAAGATTTTTCATTTTTTTAGCAGATTTTATTTTAAAATCACCTTCTGTTTTTGTTGGTGTATTATCTGCAGCGGTTACTTTAACCTCTTCTTTTACTTCTTCTTTTGTATTTGACATAATATAATATAAAATTAATAATAATTACTGTGGACTAAACTGTTCTAGTCCGAAACCATCCAAATTGTCATTACCAGCTGATTCAAAATTAGTAGGTAATGTATCATTTTGTCTTTGGTTTATAAGTTCACTTTGTTGTGTGCCTTGTATTTTTACTCTTTTGTCTTTACGATCTTCAATAGATGCTTCTTTTTGTTTTTGACTTTGAGCTTGCATTTCAGCTAGTTGCATTTGATAATTAAATTCTTCAGCCATTAACTGTTTTTTAATTAATGCTTCTTGCTCCATGCGCTCTATTTCAAACTGCGACTTAGCTTGTTCTATTTGAACTTTTGTTTGAGCTATAGCTTGTTCTTTTTGAACTTCAGCCATAGCTGCTTTTTCTGCTGATTGCGCGTTTGCTTGAGCTTGTGCTTGTATGTTAGCTTGTTGTGCCGCTTGATCTTTTGCTCTTTTTTCTTCTTGTTTTAATTTAAGCATTTGATTAGCAAGCTTAAGGTTATTTATTTCCCTTATATCTAATGCATCTTCTAAGTTAATATTTTTTGCGCCTAAGGCTATTTGTATGCTTTTTTCTAACATAGCTTTCTCCTCTTCATCAGGCTCTAATTCTAAAAATATACCAAAATCATGCATATGTAATTGATCAATTTCAGAAAGTGTGTTAGTATTAAAAGTATTTATACTACTTAATAATGAAGCTTTTGTTAATGGAAAATTTAACATATCAGCTACTCTTAGACTTATATTTTCACAAGTCCTAACTGTCATGTATGTTAACGATTGTAATATATGTCTAGTAGCTGTATTAGAATTAGCTGCTGCTAGTTTTTGTAAACCAACCAAAGCATTAGTATCTGGTGTGCTACCATCTCTAGCTTCATTAAGGCCTGTAACATCTCTTATCATTTGTAAATAATATTGATAAGTTTGTATCATTGATTGTATTTTAGATATACCAGAAGAGCTTTGTAATTCTTGTATTGGCACTTTACCTCTATTACCTTCACCATCTTGCGTTAATGATCTACCAACAATACTACCTGTTTGAAAATACATATTTAAAGCTTCCGAAGCATTATAATTTGTACCATTACCTAAATCAACCTCTGCTAACCCATCAACATCTACATACACACCGTCAGGAACTATACGAGATAATACTTGTTGTAGTTTTAAATGTGTAAGCTGTATCATATCGGCAAAGCCTACTGTTTTACTTACTATAGATTCTATTCTACCTTGATACATTCTAGGCGCGCTAATAATATAATTCATATTAACTTTTGTTGTATCACTATTAGGCCTTGTCATATTTTCACATAACTTCCATTCAAGCATGTTGTCACCCAAACCTAATACTTTAGCGCCTGAATATAAAACTTCTATAGATCGTGATGCTTTTTTAAAGTTATTATTTTCTGGAGGATTAAAAGTATCATCTTTAGATAATGTTTTTTCTAAACCTTCAGGTGTTTGCTTTATTTTAAACACTTGATCATGATAAGTTTTATATTCAAAGAATAAAATTTGAACTTGATCTTGTGTACTTTGTCCCCAGTAACTATTAGTATATGAATTTCTACCAGGATATTTTTGTATTTCTTCTAATTCTTTATCTGTTAAATCAGGAAATTGTCTTTTAACTTCAGACAAAGACATATTTTTTACTTCACCAACATAATATATATTTTCAAAATTAGGATCCTCTGTATATGAATAACATATATTAGCAGGATTAACATAATCTATAGTAACACCTTCAGATAAATTAAAACTTGTTTTAACACAACTAATACCTAAGACAGTTAAATCATAAGCTAGTTGTTTTTTTATTTCATCATACTTATTGTATGATAATACATTTTCAATAACTTCTTCTTCAGCAATTTCTACACTTTGTTTATAAGAAAGTTTCATATAAAGATCTAACTCTTCTTGACTTGCTGGTAAAGTTTCTGGAGATGCAGATGCTGATAGTTGAGCATTAGGGCCTAATTGACCTTGAAGCTGTGCTATCATTTCTTTATTTCTTATATCAGCCGCTGCATTTTCAGCAAATTCAGTTCTTTGACTAAGAGCAAATGGATCTGTAGCATATGATTTTATTTTATAACCTTTTTCAGTCATACCATTAACAACTATATCTACAAATTTAGATAATATAGGTACAGGTTTCCAGTCTAAATTAAGATAAGATAAATCACCATTTATAGCTAATTCATCTTTATATTTTTGTACAGGTTGTTCACCTCTTGCATATAATCTTAATCTATTAAAGTTTTGGAAATTATTGATAAATCTATTTTGACCACTATTATTTCTAAACCACTCATGTTCAATTGCTTGTGCTACAGCTAAACCATATTCACGAGAACTTTTCTCTGACTCAGGTA